GGGGAACAGGTGTTCCTCAAAGTCCAACTCCAGCATCTGGAAGGCAAGGAAATGGTGGTAATGGTGTTTCATCTTCAATAACAGGTTCATCAGTTACAAGAGCTGGAGGAGGAGGTGGAAATATAGCTGATACCCCTACTGCTGGTGCATCAGGTGGCTCTGGTGGTGGAGGTCCAGGTGGAGTTGCTGGAACAGTTAATACTGGTAGCGGTGGAGGTGGTGGACAAACAAATAATCCTGGTTCAACTTGTTCTCCTAGTGGTGGTGGAGGTTCAGGAATAGTTGTAATAAGGTATAAATTTCAATAGTTGAATGGTAATTAAAATTAATATATAAGGAGAAACATTATGGCACATTTTGCAAAACTAGGAGCTAACGGAAAAGTTATTCAAGTTTTAACTATGGATAATGATAAGATGTTAAATGCTGATGGTGTTGAAGACGAATCAGTAGGTCAACAGTGGTTAGAAACACACAACAACTGGCCCGCACAAATGTGGATTCAAACATCTTACAATACATCACAAAACAAACATTCATCTGGTGATGACTCAAAAGCATTTAGAGGAAACTACGCAGGTATAGGGTATATTTGGGATGAAGATAATAATATCTTTTTTCCTCCGAAACCTTATTCATCTTGGGTAAAAAATACTGCAACTGCAAATTGGAAATCACCAATTGGTGATGCTCCTGCATTAACTGCAGAACAACAATCACAAAATGAAGCAGATACTCACGGCTGGTATTACGTTTGGAACGAAGCTAATCAATCTTGGGACTTGACAGACGCTAAAGCATAAATTAAAAATGGTGGTGGTATGCAGAAGAAAGTATTAACAGAGCAAGCTCTATATTATGGTGATGTGGCAATGCCTAAAGATTGGGACATTAACCGAGATAAATTATCGGGCGACATTTTACAATCAATAATTCAAAACAAAGATTTTCCATTCTCACGAACATTCGATATGTTGAGCACTTATATGAGAGATCATATTGGTCTTGAATATGGATTTACTTTAATTTATAAAGATACCTTTGGTAATATCTATAAACCAGGAGAAACATCAAAACCTCTTGTAAACGTTGATCCAGTAGATCTACGGAATTCACCAGATTATACATTGTTATATGGTGTAAAAGTTAAAAATTGTTCTGTTCGAATACATTTTGAAGACAACAGACGTAAAGGAAGAAGTTGGGATATAAAACTTAAAGATAATATGTTTATTATGTTTCCATCTACTAATATGTATTATTTAACTAACAATCAAAAGGATAGTTTAAATTTTATACAAACTATATTGTATGAATATATCTAATCACTATTGGTATTTTAGTAGTGTATTAACACCTAAATTCTGTGATGATGTTATAGCTTATGCTAATCAACAAAAAGAAGTTATGGCTAGAACAGGTGGCTATGGTGATAGAAAATTAAAAAAAGAAGAAGTATTAGATTTAAAAAGAAAAAGAAATTCTGATTTAGTTTGGTTAAATGATACTTGGATATACAAAGAATTACACCCATATGTTCACGAAGCAAATGCAAGAGCTGGTTGGAATTTTGATTGGGAAAGATCTGAGTCTTGTCAATTTACAAAATATAAACTAAATCAATATTACGATTGGCATTGTGATAGTTGGGATAAACCTTATGATAAGCCGAACACGCCTGATCACGGTAAAATTAGAAAACTATCTATGACTTGTCAGTTAACAGATGGTTCGGAATATAAAGGTGGTGAATTAGAATTTGATTTTAGAAACTATGATCCACATATGCGAGACGAATCAAAACACAGAATACAATGTAAAGAGATATTACCAAAAGGATCTATTATTGTGTTCCCTAGTTTTGTATGGCATAGAGTAAAACCAGTAACTTCTGGCACAAGATATAGTCTTGTTGTCTGGCATTTAGGAAAACCATTTAGATGATACATATGTTTATAAATAAACCACATCAAAATATTTTTAATCAAAATTATAAATATTTTATTTTTGAAAACAATTATTCATCACAAGTAAAACCTGCAAAACTTGCTAGTTTTATTTTAAAAAAAGAAAAAAATATAATTAACAAAACAAAAAAAGAATTTGAAAAACTTAATAAAACTGGGTGGCAAGATGGAGGAACAGGTTTAGGTGTTAATAGTTTAACTTCAAGAAGTCCTTTATATAACTTAGTAGAGTTTAAAGAAACTAAATATTTAAAAAAAATTATAAAAAATGCACATTTAGATTTTATGAAAGAACTTAATTTAACATATGAAGATAGTTTGTACATACAATGTTGGGCCAACGTAATGAGAAAGGGTGAAAAAATAAAAAAACATTTTCATTCTATTAATAATTATGATTATTTAAGTGGACATATTTGTATACAAACTACAAATACAAATACGTATTACTTAGAGCCCTATCATAAAGAAAGATTTATTTTAAAAAATAATCCTGGAAATATAACTTTGTTTCCTAGTTGGGTAGAACATTTTACAGATGAAGTATTAGATAATAATGAGAGAATAACAATTGCTTTTGATTTAAGAAACTCACAATCAATTAAAGACATATACCCTAATATGAGAAAACATTGGAGTAAAATATAATGTTTATAAATAGTTATTTTCCAACTGTAATATGGAGCGAAGAAAAACCAGAGTTTGTTAAATCATTAAACAAAGCAAGTAATAAATATATTGCTGATGCTCGTAAAAGAGAAAAAGAATTTATAAAAAAACACGGTGACTTTGGAAGATCATATCATTCAACACCCCTTACAGCTGACAATGATTTTTTAGATTTTAGAAATTATATAGGTCAAAAGTCTTGGGAATATTTAGATCACCAAGGTTATGATATGCAACAATACACAACTATGTTTTCTGAATTGTGGGTACAAGAATTTGCTAAAAAAGGTGGTGGTCATCACTCTGCACATATACATTGGAACCAACACGTATCGGGTTTTTACTTTTTAAAGTGTAGTGATAAAACTTCTTATCCTGTATTTCACGAACCAAAGACTGGTGCAAGATGTACAAAGTTAAAAATGAAACCAGACTTAAAAGGTGTATGGCCAGGTCACGAACAGTTTCACATAACACCAAAACCAGGAACATTAATTATATTTCCAGGGTACTTGGAACACGAATATGCAGTAGATTTTGGTATAGAACCTTTTAGATTTATACATTGGAATATACAAGCGGTGCCGAAAGAGATGGCAAAAGATGTTTAAAAAGAAAAAGTATACAGTTATCCGTCAAGCTATATCAAAAGACTTAGCAATATTTATTGCAAATTATTTTAGAATGCAAAAACAGGTTTACGATACTTGTAGACAAGCAAAATATTTTTCACCTTTTGAAAATATAATAGGTTTTTATGAAGGGCCAGATAGTCAAATACCAAACACCTATTCTCAATATGCAAATATGGCTATGGAAACTTTATTACTTAAATGTCAACCTGGTATGGAAAAAGCAACAGGATTAAAATTATACCCAGCATATACTTATGCAAGAATATATAAAAAAGGTGATGAACTTAAAAGACATAAAGATAGATTTAGCTGTGAGATATCTACTACTATGAATCTTGGTGGTGATGATTGGCCTATATATTTAGAGCCAAACTCAGAATTAGGTGGTGTAATAGAAGGCTTTGGATATGTTTCTAAAAATACTAAAGGAGTTAGAGTTGATTTAAAACCAGGAGATATGTTGGTTTATAGAGGCTGTGAGCTAGAACATTGGAGAGAAAAATTCAAAGGCAAAGAATGCGTACAAGTTTTTCTGCATTATAACAATCGTAAAACACCGGGAGCTAAAGATAATATGTTCGACAAGCGTCTACATTTAGGTCTTCCTTCCTGGTTTAAACGATGATATAATCTTTAGATGGGGGCAGTACACCACCACATACCTACTGTCCCCTTTTAAGGAATTTATGAGTTTAGGATTTGACGCAATATCAGCATTACCATTTGCTACATCGGGCCCAGATGCAGATGTAAACGTATCGGTAACTGGCAATCAGGTAACTATTAGTATTGGAAGTGCTGGAGTTATTGCAGATGCAGTTACAGAAGAAGCTGATCCAAATAGACTTACATTAGGTCTTGGAACTTTAAGTATTACAGCTGATGCTAATCATACACTTACTGGATCTCAAGTAACTTTAAACATAGGTAATGTTAGCATAAGCACAGATGTTACTGTTTTACCTTCAGGTGTTGACTTGACCTTGGCTACAGGAAATGTTACAATTACAGCTGACGCAGGAGTAAGTCCTACAGGTTCTCAGTTAACATTAGACACAGTAGAACCAGGAGTTATTACGTGGAACGATATAGTACCAGGAGCAACAATGGTTTGGACACCAATAAAACCTTATTAATATGGCATCAACATTTTCATCAGATTTATCATTAGAACTTGTAGCAACCGGCGAAAAAGCAGGTCTATGGGGAGCAATAACAAATACTAATTTACAATTATTACAAACAGCAGCATCAGGTTATGTAGAGGTAACTTTAAGTTCTGGTAACGTAGACTTAAGTTTGGCCGATGGAGATGCAACTGCGAATGGTAAAAATCTTTATATTAAAGTTACGGGAACTTTATCTGGTAATGCAAGTTTAACAATGCCTGCAACTACATCTGGTGGTAATGCTAACAGAGTATTTTTTGTAGAAGATGGAACTACTAGAGGTGGAGCTGGTGATAGTTATACAGTAACTTTACTTACAACAGGTCAAAT